CACTGCCTCGGCGTACGTGTCTGGCGCGACGTGACCAAAGACTTCAGCCACAGACTTCCAGTCCACCTTCACGCTTGACTTATTGGTCTTCCAGGTGGCAAGCCAGCCCTGACCTTTAACACCTTCACCGTCAGCGATTGCTTCTTTGATGGCGATTGCCATTTCTTTCAGCGCGGCGTCAGCAGCCTCTGCCTCAACCTTCGCCTCGATGTAGAGGCGCGCAATGTGATCCAGCTGCGCGTCAGCCTTCGCATAGGTATTACTGGACTGTGGTTTCACCTCGGCGAGCGTATCGCTGTCATTGCCGGTCAGAGGTGGCGGAGTCTTGGACTGCACCAACTCTCGGAATAACACGGCCTTGTCAAACAGTTGCGTCTGGTAGACAGGGTCAGCCTCCACGCGCTCGATGCGGAACACCAGACCTGATAGCAGCACCGCGACGTCGCAATATGACGCCCCAGTGATGAACATCTGCCATTGCACCTGGTCGACATATTCAGGCGGCACTGGATACATCTGCCAGCGACTGCTCGTAGACGTCTTAATCTCTACGAGACCATCTGTATCGCCAACGATGGTTCGGTCCAGTGACGCCATTGCCCAAGGGAATTCTTTAAGCCTGACGATGCCATTCGACTTTCGGAGTTTCTTGCCGGTCTCGGCTGTGTAGTAGTCAGCTACTGCCTGCTCCAACAACTGGCCGCGCTGCGCGGCTGCTCCGACTTCTTGCTCACCTACCTGACCAGTCAACTCCGCCCAGAGGCGGTAGGCAGTCTTATAGGGCGAGGTGCCATTGATGGCGGTGATGCCAGTGGCGGTGATACCGCTCTTTCGCATCTCAAACCATTCAGGCGACCTCTGTGGTGCTGACTTAAACTCAAAGCGCTTACTCATTGAACCCTCCTAAACACTGGCTGACTCTTAGCGATCTGGATGAGTAGCGTCCAACAGACGCCGCAGATCCTGTCTCGCGGCTGCGTTGACTTCGGCTTAATCGGTGCCTTGCAATACGCGCACTGCATCAGCTCACCAACTTGAATGCGATCACTGCGAGCACCCAGACGATCATTAGCGCGACGATAAACTCGAACCGCTCCTGCCGGTGCGCCTCGCGCTGAAACTTCTCGTACTCGCTTGCGAAGTGTGGCCGCACGACCATCTTGGGCGTGCTCTTACGATTGACTTTCACAGTGAACCTCCTACCACTAACACGATGTAGATGCACGCGATAAAGATCGCGTAGCCGATACCGTCAATGATTGCTGTCCTCATTTTGACCTCCTTGTCAGTCCAGCCGATTGGCTGAGTCCTGCCTGACATAGGCATCATACGCTCAACGGTTCACAGCCGTCAACCCTGTTGCACGGCTATTTTTTATGCAGGATGGATAGTCCCCTGGGTGGAGGAGGGACCACCCAGGGGAAGCCGCCTAGGACGGCTGAGACAAGTCCTCTAGGCTCAGGGAGACTAGGAGCCTCAGGCAGACGCCGCAGAGCAGCTCGCCGTTGGTCTCAACCTCCCAGACTCTGGCAAGCATCTCGCAGACGGCGCAATTGCCAAAGCCCTTAGGCATTGTTACTTCTTCTGCAAGCCGTAGGCGCTGTTATCGCGGTCCAGCGCCTTCACGACGATTCCAAGACCAGAGGCAAGACCGGCCGATAACACGGTGCGCCAGTCTCCTGCAGTTACATCGAGGAGCGGAATGCCGAGACCCAGCGCGACGGAGATGCTCACGGTCAGGAATGTCTTGACGAAGTCGAGCGCGATCTCGTCAATCTGCGTATTGGCGGCAATGTACTTAACGGCGGTCCAGATGTTATTCACTTCAGGTTCCTTTCTCTTCTTCACTTGGCGGTCACAATCAGGAGCGCCTTGTAGTCTGCCGAGATGATGCCAGCCTTCACTTTGCTATTGGCGATCATTCGTAGCTGCTCCTCGGTTACTGGGACGCCGAACTTCTCGGCGTCAGTCTTGTCGTCGCGCGTTGGGCAAGCCCACTGCCAACCGTGATCAGCGCACCAGGCGGCAGAGGTCATATGACCGTAGCCTTTCTTCAGGTGAGCAGGATCAGTCTTCGCCCACCACTTCGCCCAGACGTCGTGCCACTTCGAGATACGGATAGGCGGATAGCCGATTGGCTGCTGCACCCAGACCATAAGTGCCGCGCCAGACTTGGCTGCGGTCATCGCGTCGTTCCAAGACTTTGCGTATCGAGCCTTGCCGCCTAGCACGGCGATGGTCTTAGCGGCCTCCGCAAGTGACCCTCCAGCATCATTGACGCCCTGCTTATCCTTACGCCCTGTCGCCCTCTCGAACGCGGCAATGCCGTCAGCGGCAGAGAAATCCTTGCCAGGCGCATATCCGTTCACCCACGAGACGGTCGCCGCGCAGGATGACCAGGTACAGTCATCGAGGATTTGATTGGCAGCACCCTTTACCTGGGCTTCAGCGTCGGCGTAGAGCTGTGACTTCACTCGGTATTGCATTCGTTGATTCTACTTCGCTTGACCGTTGAGCCACGCCAGCAATCCACCTAAACCGCTGACTCCAAGGAGCGCAATCACGAACTTAGCCAGCCGATATGCACCGCGAGTCTCCGCCATTTCCACTTTGATATCAGCGAGATCACGTTCAATGCGTTCTAGGCGCTCTAGGATCTGATTCGTTTCACTCCGCGTCATCGCTCCTCCAGCGCCTTCAGGCGCGTGTCAATATCGATGAGCGCCTGAACGACGAGCGCCTCCATCTCGTTCTGCGGAATGTTGACGGCAAGCACCTCTGTCGTGTCAACAAGATCCGTCTCGCGGTCATCTACGCCGAGCGTCTCTACCCAGTACTTGAGGTCTGTCGTGGCCACCTGGTCGGCGATAAACCCAAGCCGTTCACCGTCATCGTCTACTGCCTCTGTACGGCCGTGCGCCTCTGGGCGCTTCCACTTAAAGGCGACTGGAATGAGTTGCTTGAGCTTGTCCAGCGCGCCGGTGATCGAGGTGATCTGCTCCTTGAGACGTGAGTCAGACGGCGTCGTGAGCGCCGCGTACTTCCAGCCTGAGCTATAGAAGTAGCCACGGTTGTTTGAGGTATCGACGGCAAGACCACCATTGCGGAGCGCGTCAGAGAAGGCGTCCGTGGTCGCCGTACCGTTGAGGTTCGTAGATGGTTGACCAGCAGTTTCTTTCGTGACCAGCACGCCTGACGAGGTGGTAGACGTTGATGCTGCGAGGTCAAAGCCAGTCGTAGACATAAGGCGCGCATTAGTTCCGCCGCCAGTCATCTTTGGGCCAGTGGTGCTCAAGAAGCGCAGGTTCGAACTTGTCGCCGGTGAGCCACTGACCATTCCTGATTTGATTATGACGGAGCCGCTGTTGCCTGAATGCGTGAGGCTGACGTTCCCAGTGAGAGGATAGGATGCGGTCGCTGATCCGCCAGAGGTATATGCGGCATTCATCTTATACATCGTTCCAGTAAGGCTTGCCGAATACAGCACTGCTGCGGAGTTCGCGGTAACACTTGGAGAGGCAGGCACAGAAGCCGCTGAGAAGGTGATGACGCTTCCTGCGATACCTGTGATCGTTGCCTGAAGCGGACTTGTCCAGTTCGTGACCTTGTACAACAAGACCGTGTCTCCGTTGACGAAGTTATGTCCAGCTGCGGTAAAGGTTCCAACGGTTCCAGACGTTCTCGTTACAGCAGTTATCTGGAACGAATACGAGCAGCTAATGAATAAGTTGTCGAGTGTTCCAGGGACGTTGACTACGGTTCCGTTTGTAATGTTGAAGCGGCTATTGCTGGCTGAAAATGAGATGGTATCCCCAGAAACAGGAGTGAACGTCCCAGAGTTGTAGTTGAGTCGAACATTGCCGATCATACTTGTCGTCGTTGGATCTACAGTTGACTGTGATGGAACATTCAACGTGTTCGTGATGATGCCGCTGAGCGTGAACGACGTGGAGGTGGTAGACGTCACGGTCCCAGTTCCGTTATAGGTTGACGGCGTGATGCCGGTTACGACGATGGAATCACCAGCGGAATAAGGCGTGCTCGCGGTGTAGGCAATGTTACCCATTGTTTGCACTGCATTCGTGACGGTAAACGATCCGCTGTTGCGGATGCTCGAATCTAGCGTCGAGTCCCCAGTCACTGAGTCCAACTTGAGTGTCGGATTGGAACGGTTCGAGGCGATTGTATTTGGCTGCGCGGACATTATTCCAGTGTTCATTGCGATCTGGCCGTAACCGTAGGTATCAGGCGAAGCCTGGTCTGCGAACATCAAGACCTGGACACCGCGCTCTACGCGGACTTCTGAGAGGTCAATCGTGGCAGAGGCGACACTATCAGTCAGCGTGACGGTATAGCGAATGCGTAAATAGTGAGCATTGGCAGGTGCAGGGAAGCCACCGTTGACATCGGCAGAGACTTCATACGAGAAGCCCAGCGATGAGATGGTGCTGTTGAGCGTCGTGCCGAGTGTTGAGGTTGAACCCTCCGTACCGGTGGTCGTGGTCCCATCAATCTGCAGGTACTGCGCCGAGATCTTGAAGGCGTAGTTAGCGTCGGACGTCGCAGCAGCGATAGCAGCGCGCACCTGATAGTTGAATGAGCGTGCCTCGGAGCTGACGATTGGGATGATCTTCTCGACGTAGAACGAGTCAGCGTTGAGACCGCTCGTGATCGTGTATCGAAGGACGCTCGTCCCTGGAGCGGCTGTGCTCGCCGCGACGGTCAGCGCGATACGGCCAGAGGATGAGTCCGATGTGGAAAAGTAGGGGAGTTTATTGGAGTCACTGATCGCGGTCGTTGAGTCGTTCGGATTCATCGTGAAGTCTCCATTGGCGATACCAGCGATGATCTCGCGTAGAGGGATCACATCAAAGATAAATGAGGAAGAGCCGTCTGTAGACGAGCCGACGAGCGCCGCACCGGCATCGTTATTCACGTTGCCATTGAAGGCTCCAAAGCCTACGTAGTCTGTGCCGTATTTACCCACGATCAACCACCTGACGTAATTCCTTTCAGCCCTGACAGCATTAGGCGACGGTAGTCAGCCTGGATTTCATACTCTGCCTGGTAGGTTCCGCCGCCCTCTGCGAAACGCATCGTGACGGTCGGAATGTACAAGTAGACGTTAGCCAATCCTAGCATCGGTGCATTGACCTTTACATAGGATCCAGCAGACCATTGCTTGACTAGTCGATAGATAGTTCCAATGGCGGCACCTAACGTAATGGTGCCAGTCGTAACCGTCGTGAATGTGAATGTCGTTGACGTGACTGGAGCAATCACAGTCCACGTACCGTTCAGCGCTGTATAGCCGGTCGGACCGCTGCTAAGAGCGATGGTGACGGTATCTCCCACCGCAACTCGATGGGCAGTAGACGTAGTAATTGTCGCAGTAGTACCAGTACGCGACGCAGCACTCACCGGTGCATCTAGTGCATAGCCTTGGGTATAGCCGTAGCTCCAGTCTGGCGAAGACGTCTGAGAAAGGTTGCCGCCGCCGATGACGAATGTCACGGTACGAATCGGCTTGGCACGAGAGACGAAGGTGCCGCGTGTAAGGTCCGAGATCTTCTTGCCGCGCGCATAGGGTGCGGAACCAGTCACGTCTTGTAAGACCTTAGGGCCAGTAAAGACTTCGTCTGGTCGTGGACCGTTCCGTGATGCAAGACCTGCACCACCTCGGCTGGAACCTTGACCGCTGGGCGTATTGCTCGTCCAATACGCTCCGTCATAGGTTCGAAAGTACGGCGCATTCGTTGGATTGGATGTCGTTGGTGTCGCCTGATTGCTATCGTATTTCGCCAATGCGAGCGGCACCTGCATAAAGATTCCCTTGACGATGGAGCCGTGATCTAGCCCTACGCCGATCTCTCGCGCCAGTAGGCGCGTCGTTGTCGTCGTGCTACCAGTGCGAACGTCAGCAGGATCAGTGACGATCTCTGCTGGAGCAGAGGCGTAGGTCAGCGAAGTCTCTTTCGGTCCATAGTTCAGGCGTCCATCATTGTCAATGAAGTAGCGATATTGGATCTCATAGAGACCACCTGAGACCTCAGCAATTTGATCAAGCGCGCTGCGGAGCGTCGTGACCGTAATCGTCTGCGGTCCAACCGTCTGCGCGGTACCTGTGTAGATCGCTCTCGTCGTGCCGCTAATCACCGAGGTATTGAGAAGCTGCTGGGATGCAGCATCGGTACGACCAAGATCAATCTGTCGCAGAATCTTATTGATCATTTCGCGGTCTGTCTGCGTAGGATTCGTCTCAATAAACGTATCC